CAGACTGGGCTGCGGCCACAGAGTTCCTCGAGAACGTAGCTAAGGCTAACCGCTGTGACACCGTAGAGATACTTGGCCGTAAGGGGTGGGAACGAGCCCTCAAGTCTAGGGGCTTTGAATTTCAAAACATAACACTCCGTAAAAGGCTAAGGTAATGATCCTTCAAGAACTCCTTTTCCCCGGTATCTGCTTTGGCGGTTCTGGAGGCGGCGGTGGTGGCGGCGGTGGTTCGGATAACAAGCCTAACCGCCCGCGTCCCCCGGCACGTCCCCCTGCCAACAAAGACCCCATTCGGGACAACAATTGGCAGACCGATAAAGACCCTGATAAGCCGGGCTCCAACGCCCCTAGCTCCCCCATCAGTGGTCCGTCTGGGTCTGGGGATAAGACCCCCGCAGCTCCTGAGGTTAAGCCTCCGAGCAACTCCCCGACCACTCCTCCTGCTCAAAAAGATCCGATTGAAGCTGGTCCTCCGCCTTCCGGCCCCAAGCCTCCCAACCAGAACCCTGGCGGTCCTATCTCTGGTCCTGTCACTGGCCCCAAGCCCAGCGAACCCGTAGGTGGCGCTTCTGGTAACGACCAGCCTGTCCAAGCTCCTGAGACTATCGATCCTGAAGATGGTGTCGGTGGTGGCTCCGGCAGTGGTGGTCAGCGTGATGGTGGTGCAGCGGCTTCCGCCAAGGCATCCCGTCTCCGCGAAGAGAATGCCACGGTTGCAGCCAAGCGCCGAGGTCAAGACCCGTATCGCCGGGGTGGCCCCAACCGCCGTGCGACCCCCGGGCAGTCCCGTGGCCCTAACCCCCTCCGCATTCGATAACAGGTGACACATGTGCTTTATGTCTCAACCTAAGACCCCTGCTCCCCCGCCTCCCCCGGCGGCTCCCCCGATGCTCGAACAGGAAGCCCCTAAGCTTTCTGAGGCGTCTGATGAGAGCGAGATGATCAACTCTCGGGCTCAGGGTCTCCGCAATTACAAAATTGAACGCAGGAACCGCTATTTCGCAGGAAACAACCCCCTGTCGATCCGGTCTACTTCCAGCACGAACTAACAGGTGAGCGCCGTGCATAACGACGAAAAGGGTGGGTGCGCCAAGCGTTACGACAAGCTGTCCTCCGACCGTGACATCTATCTGGAGCGGGCCCGTGATGCAGCTAAGTATACGATCCCGGCTCTGATCCCCGAAAGTGGTCACGGCCCATCCACCAAACTCTACACTCCGTATCAAGGGATCGGGGCACGAGGCGTCAACAATCTGGCGTCTAAGCTGCTCCTATCTCTCCTTCCCCCTAACTCCCCGTTCTTCGCCATGAAGCTCGATGACTTTACCATCACTGAGCTTGCACAGCAGGAAGGGGCTCGAGCCAAGGTCGATGAAGCCCTCAACAAGTATGAGCGGGCTGTCATGACCGAGATCGAGAATTCTGGTATGCGGGCTCCTATCTTCGAAACCCTCAAGCATCTCATCGTGGCTGGTAACGCTCTGATGTATCTCCCGCCTGACGGGGGTGCCCGGGTGTTCCCCCTGAGCCGCTATGTAGTCAAGCGGGACCCCATGGGTGCTGTCATCGAGATCATCATCAAGGAAACCCGATCCATCGCAAGCCTCCCCGAGGACATCAAGGCGATGCTCGAGGACGCTGATGATGCTGGCCTCCCGTCTGACACCAACCACGATGGTAAAGCCAACGACAACACTGTGGATGTCTATACTCACCTCTATCGTGAGAAGAAGTCCTACAAGATGTATCAGGAAGTCCGTGGGGTGAAAGTCCCCGGCACTGAGGGCTCCTATCCTATGGACAAGCCCCCTATGCTGGCTCTCCGGTGGACCTCCATTGATGGCGAGGACTATGGCCGTGGCTACATCGAGGAATACATTGGTGACCTAGTGAGCCTCGAAGGGCTCTCCAAGGCTGTCCTCGAAGGCACCGCAGCATCCGCCAAGGTCGTCTTCATGGTTGCCCCTAACGGCACCACGAAAGCCCGAGATGTGGCTAAAGCGGAGAATGGCGCTATTATCTCCGGTAATCCAGCGGAGGTTGGTGTTCTCCAGGTTGGCAAGCAGGCTGACCTCTCGGTGGCTATGTCTACAATCCAGACGATCACTGAGCGGCTCTCCTACGCATTCCTGATGAACTCAGCAATCCGCCGTGCAGGTGAGCGAGTGACAGCAGAAGAAGTCCGCTACATGGCGGGTGAACTCGAGGATGCTCTGGGTGGTGTCTACTCCATCCTTAGCCAAGAGTTCCAGCTTCCTCTGGTCAACCGCATCATCGCCAGGATGACCCGTCAGAAGAAACTCCCGGCACTCCCCAAGGGGGTCGCCAATCCTACCATCGTAACTGGCCTTGAGGCTCTGGGTCGTGGTCATGATCTGAATAAGTATCAGATGATGATGGCGGCACTCCAGCCGCTAGGACCTGAGGCACTCGCCCAACACATGAACATGGGTGACTACATCACTCGTATCGGGACCGCTCTAGGGATCGACATGGGTGGCCTCATCAAGTCTGAGGAGCAATTGGCTCAGGAACAGGCAGCGATGCAGGAACAAATGCAACAGCAACAGATGATGGAGATGGCTCAATCAGCAGCGAAACCTATGGCCTCTGAGATGGCCAAGGGTATGCGCGAGAGTGCTGTGGAAGCCACCAGCAATAACATCAAAGGTAAGTAACACATGGTAGAGCAAGTAACCATCGACACCTCAGGGGAAACCTCTGGGCCCACTCTGGAAGAACAAGCAGCAGCTATGGACGCCGCTGCGGCAGAGCAGGCCGGGGAACAAGAAGCCCCTGCTCAGGAGGAACGCCCGGAGTGGCTCCCTGAGAAGTTCAACTCTGCGGAGGACCTAGCGAAAGCCTATGCGGAACTTGAGAAGAAGCAGTCAGCACCCCGTGAAGAGAAATCTGAAGAAGCTCCTAGTGACATGTCCGACCAAGAGGCGCGGGACATGGTGGAGAACGCGGGGCTGGATTTCAACGGCTTTGCTCAAGAGTTCTGGTCTAACGGGGAACTCTCCTCGGAAAGCTATGACGCCCTCGCAGACGCAGGCATCCCCCGGGAAATCGTAGATGGCTATGTCCAAGCTCAACTCTCGAACCTCGAAGCCCAGCGTGAAGCTATCATGGGCGAGGTGGGTGAAGGGTCGTATGATGACCTGACCCAGTGGGCCATGAACAATCTCGATAACGCTGAGATTGATGCCTACAACCGCATCATGGAAACCAACGACATGGACGCTATCAAGATGGCTGTCCGTGGTCTGGTGGCCCGTCGGAGTGCCTCGGATGGCTTTGAGCCTTCCCGGAGTCTCTCTGGGTCTGACGCACAGTCCACCGGGGGTTCCTACGAGAGTGTTGCTCAACTCACCGCTGACATGAACGATCCCCGCTACGCCACTGACGCAGCCTTCCGGGCTAAGGTCGAGGCCAAGCTGGGACGCTCCAGCATCTTCTAAGAGGGAAATCAACATGGCTGCACCGTCAGGCCGGGTCTATTCGGATTATGACCGCGAGTATCAGGCTCGGCCTGAGCAGGTAAAGAAGCGTGTCAATCGGAACGCTGCCCGCCGTATGATGATTAAGAAGCATGGTAAATCCGCTCTGAAGGGTAAAGATATCGACCACAAGAACGGTGATGCCACAAATAACTCGAAGAGCAATCTCCAGATTATGGACCGATCTGCTAATCGAGCAAAAAAGTAATTACCAACTTAGGGGGCCCTCATTAAGGGCCTCCTCTGTCACGCCGCTTTTAAGTGGGTGGCGAAACCCGAGGGTAGGCCAACCCTCTCCTTTCAACTAACCCAAACTACAAGCACAACACGAAGTATGTCGGGCCTCTTACGAGAGATAACCCGGAGGAAAAGGGAGCGCTTAGGCTGGATTAGTGCACAACCAATCCTAACAACTCTTTTCACAGGTAATAACAATGGCTAACGCAACTCCGTCCCGTCTGGGTCAGGCTAACCTCACGGGCGCAACTGACGCTCTGTTCCTCAAGGTCTTCTCGGGCGAGGTCATGAGCACCTTCGCTGCCAAGACCGTCATGAAGGACAAGACCCGCATCCGCAGCATTAAGAGCGGTAAGTCGGCTCAGTTCCCCGCAATCGGCAAGACCGTGGCTGAATACCACACCCCGGGTGCCGAAATCCTTGGCAACAACATCAAGCACGACGAGAAGGTCATCACCATCGATGATCTGCTGATCTCGAACACCTTCATCTCGAACATCGATGAAGCCAAGAACCACTACGAAGTCCGTAGCGAATACTCCCGTCAGATGGGTGACGCTCTGGCTCAAACCTACGACCGCAACCTCCTGTCGATGGCTGTCAAAGCTGCTCGTGACCCCTCGGGTCTGGGCCTTGGCGTGGCCGATCAGGGCTCCGCTGCCTCGGTCAATCTGGGTTCCGCAACCCCGACCACCGCAACGATCGTTTCGGCAATCTACGATGCAGCAGCGACGATGGACGAAAAGAACGTCCCCGAGACCGACCGCTTTGTCATCGTGAACCCCGCCGTTTACTACGCTCTGGTGCAGGAAGACAAGCTGATCAACCGTGATTTCGGTGAGAATGGCTCCTACTCGAAGGGCGCAGTCTTCAACGTTGCTGGCATGACCATCGTCAAGTCGAACAACCTGGCTGTTAACCACACCACCGCCACCGCATACCCGGACTTCAGCTCGAAGTATGCTGTGGACGCCTCGGACACCTCCGCGCTGATCATCCAGCGTCAGGCTATGGGCACGGTGCAACTGATGGACCTGGCGACCGAGATGGAATATGACATCCGCCGCCAAGGCACCCTCGCAGTCTCCAAGATGGCCGTGGGTCATGGTGTGCTCCGCCCGGAATGCATCATCGAGCTCCGCGCTGCTGTCTAATTAGACTAACCACAGGCCCCTCTGAGAAACCCTCAGGGGGGCTTTTTTTCATTTCAAGGGAATTATCATGGCAACTCTGCTTACCCCTACGACTGAACTGGAGGCCATTAACGTCTGCCTCACCAACATTGGCGAGAGCCCGGTTTCGACCATCGTGGGTGACATCTCGGTGGACGCTGCTATGGCCCGTGATCTTGTCCGCCAAGTGACCCGTGAAATCCAAGCTATGGGTTTCTACTGGAACACCGAGGTGGACTACCGTCTGGTTCCTAACACCGAGGGTAACCTTGTGCTCCCCGCTAACGTCCTCAATGTGGACACAGTGGGTGTTGATGCTGACAAGGACCTCGTGGCTCGTGGTCGTCGCATGTATGACCGCCGCAATCACTCCTACCTCTTCGACAAGGCTGTCACCGTGGAACTCGTGGTGGCTCTGGCCTTCGAGGAACTCCCAGAGAGCGCCCGGAGATACATCTCTGTGAAGGCCGCTCGTATCTTCCAAGAGCGTGTCATGGGCTCTGGCTCGATCTCTAACTTCAACCGTGAGGATGAGAACGAGGCTCGTGCAATCCTGATCGCTGAGAACCTCGCAGTGGAAGATAACAACATGCTGACTGACAGCTTCACCACTGGGCGTATCCTCAACCGCAACATAGTAATCTAAGGGCTCAGATATGCCGCTAGTATCCACTACAGTTTCCAACCTCATCAGTGGTGTCTCCCAGCAGCCTGCTCCTCAACGCCTGAGGACCTCCGGGGAGGCTATGATCAACGCCTACCCCTCCGTGGTGGCTGGTCTCCAGAAGCGCCCAGCGACTGAGCTAGTGGCCCCTCTCAATTCTACCATCGCCAGTGACGACACAGCAGCAACCCATATCATCAACAGGGATGCCTTTGAGCGCTATGTGGTCATCGCTGGCTCTGGGAACCTTGAGGTGTTTGACATCGATGGGACCCCTAAGACCGTCAACTTCCCTGATGGCAAGGGCTACCTCCCGACCACTGAGATGTGGAAGAAGCTCCGGTTTGTTACCGTTGCTGACACCACCTTCATCCTTAACACTGAAAAGACTATCGCAGCCTCTACAGTCACTGAGACCCGCCCGGACCC